CTCTTCCCTCTCTCTCAGAAATCTGAGCCGATACCTCCTCGGCTAAAGACTCCGAGCCACGGAGGGGAAAGCTACGGACCGTTAGTCGTCGCCTGGGCAGATCGCATCTTGGGACGGACGCTGTATCCGTGGCAGGTTGAGGTTCTCAACGGCATCCTCGAGCACGACCCCGACGGCAACCTCCGACACCGACACGCCCTCACCTCCACGGCACGCCAAGCCGGCAAGACACTTGCACTCCAGAGCCTCATCGGATGGTGGCTCACCGAAGGCCGGCAGATTAGGGGCGAACCTCAGTCCGTGCTATCCGTCGCTCACGAGCTACGAGCTGCAGAAGAAATCCACTACGTCCTGGCACCGATACTCGAGGAACGATTTGGAGCTGCAAAGTCGTATGCATCATTTGGACGCAAAGAGGTCCGATGGGACGACGGAACCATCTGGCGAATTGCATCAGCAACACCAGCCGCCGGCCACGGCCAGTCCAACGACCTACTCATCGTCGACGAGCTGTGGGATGTAGACTCCGACGTCCTCCACAACGGCCTACTCCCAACACAGCGAGCCAGACCCAACCCTCTCGCAGCATTCTTCTCAACCGCCGGCACAGAGAAGAGCCACGCCTTCCTCCGCTGGCGAGAAGCCGGCCTCGACATTATCGACAAAGGCGAACCAGGCCGCCTCTTTATGTGCGAGTGGTCACCGCCACCCAACGTCGACCTATCAGACCGCCGCTACTGGATAATGGGCAACCCGAGCATCGGCTACGGCCACCTCACACTCCAGGACCTCGAGGACGAAGCACAAGGACCCAACCACTCAGCATTCCTACGGGCCGGCCTCAATCTATGGGTAGCGTCAGATCAAAGCTGGCTCGACCCTGGAGAATGGGAGAAGCTGCAAACAGAAGGACCGGCGCCGGCCTGGAATGTTCTGACCGTGGACTCGAGCCATGACGGCTCACGCTTCGTCGGCCTCCTCGGAGGTATCGACGACGACGGCGTTGTCCACATATCCACAGCCTTCGTTACACATTCAGAGAATGAGGCATGGCAGCACGTCCGAGAGCTTCTGCCGCCTGCAGGACTTCTCGCTATCACACCGTCGCTCGACATTCACGCTCCACCCGAATACGAGAAACGTAAGACAACGGTAGGCCACGGCGAACTAGTCCGCTGGACCGGCATTGTCCGAGGAATGATTAGAGAGCAGAAAGTAGCGCACTACGGACAAACCACACTCTCCGAGCACGTAGCTCGAGCCGTCAGCTACCAATCTCGAGCAGGAATGGGACTCAGCTCAGAGAAGAGCCCAGGACCAATCGAACTCGCCCGCTGCCTCGTCTGGACAGTAGCGCTATGCTCCAAAGCGAAATACGCCGGCAAGCCCGCCATCGGCGGCGTCCGGAAGCGCTAAATTGTTCGGCGCTCTCTCTCCAAATAATGCACGATTAGAGCTGCAGAATCTGGCAGACTTCCGGTATGGCCATCTTCACTAGGACCCAGAAGAAGGCGCCTATTCGTGTGGAGGCGTCGACCACGGCGACTGTCTCTACTGCGACCCTGGCTCTGCTCTCTGCAAGCGTTGGGGCGGGCAGAGAGCGGGCCATGCGGATCCCGACAATCTCCAGAGCCCGAGACCTGCTGGCCTCGATTATCTCGTCGACTCCGTTACTGCACTACGCCCAAGAATGGAACGGGACAGAGCTCACCGAGCGGCCACTCCCGCCAGAGCCCTGGATGCTTCGCCCAGACCGCCGAACCACTCTGACACACACCCTCTCTTGGCTCTTCGACGACCTTCTGTTCTACGGCAAGGCCTACCTCCATATTGACGCCCGCTACCCGTCCGGCTATCCGTCCTCGATGTCATGGATGCCAGCCGAACTAGTGAACCTCGTAACACCGTCGACAGAGGGTAACTTCCCTATCGGCGGCATCGACCAGCTCACCGTGAACGGCCAGCCATACCCGCTCGAGGACTTTGTCATCTTCTACTCGCCCAACGCTCCGCTCCTCGACGCCGGTAGCCGAGCCATTATGACAGCAGAGCTCCTCGAGAAATCAGCGCAGCGCTTCGCCTCCAGCCCTACAGCCTTCGGCTGGCTCAAAGTCAACTCGGGAGAGCCACTCTCCGGCGACGAACTATCAGACCTCGCCGAAACTTGGGCAGAAATGCGGGCAGGCGACAACGGTACAGCAGTCGCAGCTCTGTCCTCAGAGGTCGACTGGCACGAATCCTCAATGGATGCCTCCAAGCTGCAGCTCATCGAAGCACGCCAGCACCAGGCCCTCGAGCTTGCACGAGTCGCCAATATCTCGCCGTTTCTCGTCGGAGCTCCTGGCTCGAGTGGCATGACATACAATAATGCGCAGGAAATGGTCCGCCAGCTACGCAGAGACGCTCTCCCAATCATGGCCACTATCGAAGGCACCCTCTCATCAGACCAGGTATTACCGCCAGGACAGATCATCCGCTTCGACCGTTCCATCTTCGACGAGACAACAGACTCGACGCCAGAGCTCTCACAAGCGAAAGAGCTCGCAGAAATCATCCAGAAGATTTATCTCGGCGTCGCTAACGACGTCGTGACACGAGACGAAGCACGAAACATAATCAACAAAGCAGGAGGAGAACTCCGATGAAGATAGAACTCTCACAACCCATCGAGCTCGACGTAGCAGCTGCAGAAGGCGACGAACCACGCCGCACCCTCACCGGTATCGCAGTCCCTTACAACGTGGACGCCAACGCCTCGACCGGTCCCGTCCGCTTCCTCGCCGGTAGCCTCCCCACCGACGGAGCCGCCCCGAAACTCATCCGAGATCACGACCTCTCACAGCCCATCGGCATCGTGACAGCACGAGTCTCAACAGACGAGGCGATGCTCTTCGAGGCAAGAATCTCGGCCACCTCAGCAGGTGACGAGGCCCTCGTCCTAGCCACCGATGGCGTACTCGACGCAGTATCAGTCGGAGTCGAGGTCGAACAATTCCACTACGACAACGGAACACTCGTCGTCGAGAGCGGACGCTGGAGAGAGCTCTCCCTCGTACCGTTCGGAGCATTCGAGTCCGCACGAGTCCTCGACGTCGCCGCTTCAGACGACATCGAAACAGCCCCAGAACCAACCCCAGAACCAACCCCACAACAGTCCGAGGAGGACACCATGACCGAAGAAAGCAACGTCGAAGCCGCACCGGCAGAGGCACCAATCCCCACAGCACCAGTCGTCGTCGCTGCCAGCCACAAGCTGCCAAGCGTAGGCGCCTACGTCGCCGCACAGCTCCGAGGAGAACCACTCCGAGTCGCAGCAGCAACCTCCGGAACGTCAGACGTCCCAGGCGTCATCCCGTCACCATTGGTCGACGGCGTATTTGACACGATGACGAACGAGCGCCCAATCTTCTCAGCAATCGGCGCCCGTGCCATGCCAGCAGGCGACCCGTTCTACGCTCGCAAAGTCACCCAACATTCGGCAGTATCGACCCAACTGGCAGAGCATGACGCTCTCGCCTCACAGGCCTACCAGGTGTCGAAGGTACAAGTCGACAAGGTCACAATGGGAGGCTACATCGACCTCAGCGAGCAAGAAATTCTCTACGCAGACGAGAACGTCGTCCAGCTCGTCATCGAGGACATGGCAAAGGTCTACGCAGAAGCAACCGAGCGCTGGATCGGAGATACCGTCCTCTTCGGTAACGCATCAGCAGCCACCGCCACCGTCACCAGCTGGACCGACGGCGACGAAGTCATCACCGACCTCTACGCCGCAGCTGCCGAAATCTATGAGAACTTCGGACGGATGCCGACTCACCTCATCGTGAAGAGCTCAACCTGGGCCTCACTCGGCGCAGCGAAGGACTCCGGCGGCAATCGCATCTTCCCTTACTTGGCGCCATCCAATGCGGCAGGCACCCTCAACGGAGCGACCTCAATGACCGGCAACCCTCTCGGCTTGCAGCTCATCGTCTCCGATGACTGGGACATCACCCTCGGCACCACAGAGGCCATGATGCTCTCAGCGTCAGCGCTCACCATCTTCGAGGACCTCCGAGGCGCACTCCGAGTCGAGCAGCCCGCAACTCTGTCCACCCGTCTCGCATTCCGAGGCTACGTGGCAGCTGCGAACTACGACATCTCAAACGCCTGCCTCACCCTCTGACATTGACTGGACTGCTCACCTATGGCAACTATCACCACGATCGCCTGCACCGACGACGTCGTCACGCTCACGCTCGACGATGTCACCGGTCTAGTCGTAGGTGAGCACGTCCACGTCTACGGAACCGGCTACTCGAAGCTCGACGGCCACCATAACCTCACCAATATCGACGGACTCAACGTCCAATATCCGGTAAACAACCAGGACGATATTGTCGCCTTCTCACCGGCCAACGCCGTACTAGTAACACAAGTTACGTGGGTCACGACGGAAGATGTCGAGCTATTCGTCGGCCAAGTCGAACCAGCTACAGACGAGGCAGACTACCTCGAGCTCTGCACCGACGCCGCCAATAACTGGTGCTACAACCGCAGAGAAGCAGCTGGATACAGCGACAACCCGACAGTAGTCCCAGGAGCAGCAGTCAAAGCCGGAACGGTTCTGTATGCCGCTTCGATATTCCGTCAGAAAGGTTCGCTCGACAACTTCCAGAGCTTCGAGGCGATGCCAACACCGGCACCGGTCGGCTCTATGGGCGAAATCATGCGGCTACTCGGCATCGGTCGAGCAAGGATAGGATGACATGCTCGTCGCAGAATACGAGGCGCTTATCTCAACCCTTTCCGGCTACGGGCTCAGAGTGTTCTCCAATGTCAACGAACTACGCCCGCCAGGCGTCCTCATTGACCCGCCAACATTCCGAGCCATTTCCACACAAATCGTCGAAGTCGACTATCCCATCCACCTAGTAGCTGCACCGCCAGGAGACTGGCGAGCACTCAAAGCAACACTCGACGCCGTCGACAACGTCCTCGAGAACCTCACCGGAGCCTCACAGATCATCGCCACCCCCGGCGTCTACTCTGTAGGCAACCAGGACCTACCGTCCTACCAAATCACCGCAACAATCACCTACCGAAGGGACTAACCCAATGGCAACCATCCAAACCGGACGTACGCTCGACGTCAGCATCGACTCAGTCGACTACTCAGCTCAAGTCGCAGAAGTGACGCTCGTACCTAACGAAACCGTCGACCAATACGTCACACTTACCGACACCACCGCAGTACGCCAGCCAACCACCTGGACGCTCAATGTTCGAGCATTCCAGGATTGGGGAGTCGTCGGCTCATTCTGCGACGCTATGTGGACCGCAGCTGCAGCAGGAAGCGCAGTCGCATTCTCACTCGGCCTCGACGGCACCGGCACACTCTCGGGCAACATCATCCCCGTCTACCCGACAGCAGGCGGACCAGCCGACGGAGCGCTCGAAGTGTCATACACATTCGAGGTCGACGGCTCAGTCACCAAAGCCTAAGCAGTAGGAGCTCACCGTGGAATTAGCACTCAAAGTCACAACAGAATCCGAGACCTACCAGGTCACAGCGAAACCGCTCGCCATCGTCAGATGGGAACGACGCCAGAAGAAAGCAATCTCACAGCTTGCAGCTGGAGAGGTAGCAGCAGAGGACATCTTCGCTCTGGCATACGAAGCGACACGAGCTGCAGGGATGCCAGTACCCGCACAGTTCGACGACTGGCTCGCCAAAGTCCTGGACGTCTCGGAAGTCGAGGACACGACGCCGGACCCTACAGAAGCGGCAGCCTCGGACGCCTAGTCGCCGAGGTCGCCGCTACTACCGGAATCGCTCCTGGTGAGCTCCTGCAAGACTCGGCCATGCTCTCAAGCATTGTCGAGGTCCTAATCGAGCGAGCACGAGAAGCAGAACGGAGACGATAATGGCAGCCCCTGGGCTTAGGTTCGGCATGAAAGTCCAGAACGTCGACAGCACCCTCAAAGCGCTACGCCAAGTCGACCCCGACCTACGCCGGAAAGTCCCTAACGAGATAAAGAGCTACGCCCAGCCAATGCTCGCCGAAATCAAAGCCGGAATGCCTAAAGAGATCACGTCCGGCTGGTCACGGAAAGGCCGCACCGGCTACCGCTACAGCTCCGCACGGTACAAGACCACGCTCCAATTCCGAGGACGCCCTCCTCGAGCAGGAACATTCGTGACACCCAACGGACGCAAGTTCACCGTCAAACCTGGGGACGTCTGGCCGCTCGTCAGAGTCCGCTCCCGTCACTTGGCGCTCATCATCGCTTCGACCGCCCGCAAAGGCCACACCGCATCTGGTAAAGCACTCGTACAGAAACTAAACCAGGACGCCAAGCCGGACCGGTTTATTTGGCCAGTCGTCGAGAAACACGCCGACGACATCGAGCGAGGTATCCGTGACAGCTTTCGAAGATATGAGAAGATCGTAAATAAGAAATTAGAGAGGAGGTAGCTGTGGCAATCATCGCACCTATCGTCAGCACATTCGACAACAAAGGCGTAGAAAGAGCAGGTAAATCGTTCGGCAACTTCTCACGCAACGTCGGTCGACAGCTGCGGAATGTCGCTGCAGCTGCAGTCGGTATCGGCGTAGCAGTCGGCGCCGCATCTCTCAAAGCAATCTCAGCCGCATCAGACCTCGACGAAGCAGTCTCCGCTACCCGACAGATATTCGGCCAAGCCTCGGACGCTGTCCTCAAATTTGCAGACGACGCAGCTCTAGCCTTCGGCATCTCCAAACAAGAGGCACTCGACGGCGCACTCACTCTCGGCACATTCGGCAAAGCTGCAGGACTCGCAGACGACGACCTCTCCGACTTCACTAACGGCCTACTCGGCCTCTCCTCCGATATCGCATCATTCCGCAACGCAACCCCAGAGGAAGCAATCGAAGCCATTGGAGCGGCACTCAGAGGCGAATCAGAACCACTACGCCGCTTCGGAGTCCTACTCGACGACGCCACACTCAAAGCAGAAGCGCTCGAGCTCGGAATCTACGACGGCAACGGCGCACTAACACAACAGCAGAAGATCCTCGCTGCAGAGTCCGCAATCTACAAACAAACCGCCGACGCACAAGGCGACTTCGCTAGAACCTCCGGCGGTCTCGCTAACCAGCAACGCATCCTCAGAGCACGCCTCTCCAACGTCACCGCACAGCTCGGCGTCCAGCTCCTACCCGTCGCTCTCAAGGTCGCTAACTTCTTCGCAGACAAATTCCTACCAGCAGTCGAGAACCTCGCAGACACATTCGCAGAGAAAGGCCTCCTCGGCGTCCTCGGAGACGTCTGGAACTGGACGAAACAGAACGCACCGAAAGTCGGCGCCAAATTCGTCGAGATGGCCGACCTCATGGTCAACTGGATAGCCGAGAACGGAGCACCAGCAATCCGCAAACTTGCAGGATGGCTCCGGCAGCTCGGAGGCTGGCTCCTCAACACCGGAATCCCGTGGTGGCTTGAGAAGATGCAGATACTCGGCTCAGCCCTCGTCGACTTTATCGGACCATACATCCGGCCAGCCATCGCCAAGCTCCTTGAGTGGCTCACAGCTCTTGGCAGCTGGCTAATCAACACCGCTCTACCGTGGCTCGGCAATAAGACGCTCGAGCTCGGCAAGGCACTCGTCGACTGGATAGGTCCTCGCATCGTCCCCGCTATCGAAGCATTCGGACGATTTATGCAGAGAATAGGCAACTGGATACTTAACACCGGCCTCCCTACCCTCGTCGAGAAACTTATCGCACTCGGCAACGCCCTCGTCGGCTGGATAGGTCCCAACATCGCACCAGTTCTCAAGAAACTTGGAGAATGGCTCGTAGCAATAGCCGACTGGATACTCTTCACAGCTGTACCGAAACTCGTCGTACAAGCAGCAAAGCTCGGCGGCGCTCTCATCGGATGGGCAGTCGACCTCTTCCCCGACGTCCTTAGCGGACTCTGGAACTTTGTCCGAGAAATTGTGAAATGGGTAACGACCGACGCCGTCCCAACAGTCCTCTCAGCCGGCAAGAGCCTCGGCTCCGCACTTATCGACGGAGTGGTCGACGGCCTCAAATACTTACTCGAGAAAGGCGCCGACATCGCCGGACAGCTCGCAGACGCAATCTGGGGCGGCCTGAAGGACCTCGTCAACCTATTCCTCATCAACCCGCTCAACTATGGCATCGGTAAAGCTGTGGACCTTCTCGACGTCGGACTCGGCCCCTGGATTAACTTCGACGATCAGAAGTATTACAACCTCATTCCGAAACTAGCGAAAGGCGGCGTAGTTACCAGCCCGACTATGGCGCTCATCGGAGAAGCTGGCCCCGAGGCAGTCATTCCTCTCTCAAAGATGGGCTCGATGGGAACGACATACAACATCACCGTAAACGGAGCTGTGGACCCCGTGTCGACCGCCCGCCAGATTAGAGACATACTCTCCCAAGACGCTCGCCGCCAGGGACGGCTCTCCGTGGTATGAGCTGGAACCTTCTAGTAGTAGTCGACTCAACCGACGGCTCTATCGGCGCCGGCACACAGTTCGAGGACTGGACACTCAACCAGCTTGTAGTGAACCACGGGCGACGCACACTCTCAGAGGACGTCGAACCTTCTAACGCCACACTTTCGTTTATCTGGGACGCTGTAGGAGCACCGGACCTCGAGGACTTTGTCATTGGGCGCCGCATCCAGATATGGCTCGAAATTGACGCCTACCCTGCAGCTCCACAATGCCTCTACGACGGAGCAGTCACCGACATCATCGTCGTCGATACTGTCCTTTCTGTTATCTGTGTCAATAGAGCACTAGCAGAAATAGGTCGACAGACCGTCACACTCGGCTCACAAATCGAGAACACCGTCGCTAGCGCACTCTCCACGCTGTACGCCCTCGGCTCACAAGACCCGAGACTCGGCACCGTGCAAGGCTCCACAGCTGTACGAATCCCAACATTCGACACCGAGAACCTGCTCGGCATCATGCGAGAAGTCTCAGCGTCGGAGATCGGCGGCTACCTCACCCAGTCCATGCCCTGGGGACCGACAGTCTCCGGCTACACGACAGGCCCGCACGTAATCAACCGGACAGTAGCGAACCGATCACAGCTCTCACCCGACATCACATTCACTGGCGACGAAATAATCGACTCCTGGCAATTCTCACGCCACGTCGAGGACTTCGTCAACCGAGTGACCGTCTACGGAACCGAAGACGGCACAGACTTCCCAGACGGCTACGTCGTCGAAGACTTCACCGACTCAATAGACACCTACGGCCTCAACGAGCTCGACATCGTCACCCGCCTCCGTTACACAGCAGACGCCACCGACCTCGCCAACGACAAACTAGACCGCTACTACGTGAACGGCTGGATAATCGACCAGCTGTCACTCCTGCTCGGCAACATGACCGACGCCCGCCTCTACTCCGTCCTCACCAACCTTAACCCCGACACATTCATACAAATACCCGCAATCTTCGCCGGCGCCCCCACAAGATTCTTCGTCGAGGGAATCACATTCGAGCTAGCACAGCACGACATCATCGCCCAGCTCTACGTCACCACTGCCGGCTATTCTCGAGGCGCCCAGAAATGGGAGCAGGTATCGACTAGCCGCACGTGGGCGACTGTACCGTCTACGCTTACTTGGACAGGCTCTCGACTCGTCGAGCTGTAAAGGAACAATATGGGAACGACACCAAATTACTCATGGCCCTATCCGGAGTCTTCTGATTATGTAGCGGACGGCGCTTCCGCTATTGAGAACCTCGCAGACGCCATCGACACTAGCGTCAAGAGCATCGACGACGCTATGGGTCTCGTATTGCTCGACGACAAGACATTTACCGGCTATGGCGGCATCTCGTCGGACGTTCTAAACGCAAACAACTATCTGTCGTATCTCGTAGTCTTTGACGGCTTCCTCGATACTGGAGCGTCCGGTCTTTATATGCGATACCGCCGAAGCGGAAGCGACATCACAACGAATAATTACGAATACTCATTTGTGACTGTAACTTTCTCCAGCGGAACTATTGGCTCGGCGAATTCCTCGGCTTCTACCAACATGAGACTCGGCGGCGTGACACCGACCGGCGGCCATCTCTCGATGACCATAACGCTCAGCACGGGAAACAGAGCCATGGCCAATTGGCAGAACGTTTACGGCGGACAGAATTCAGCTAGTGGAGGCGGGAACTTCTATGACGGCTCCGCTGTCACCGGTTTCACCATTTATCGGACAGCCAACCTAGCCGGCTTTAAGATGAGGGTCTATGGACTCACCAACTAACGACCCGTACGCCTCAGAACACGAGCAAAGCGTCATTGACGACATGCGATCACAACGAGACGCCCTACTGAAAGCCACAGACTGGACACAAGTCGCAGACGCCCCAGTCGACTCCGCTGCCTGGGCGACATACCGCCAACAACTCCGAGACCTTCCAACCTCTGACGGCTGGCCCTTCATCGAACTACCAACCCCGCCGGCATGATACGCGCAACGTTTCTCGTATTTATCGGAATATCCATCACCGCCCTAGGTATCTGGGGACTACAGGAGTAACAACATGAACCTAGAGAACCCATCCAAAGCACTCATTGCCCTCGTCGGCCTCATCTGTATCACCGTGCTCCTCGCCGTGAACAGCATCCCCACAGAAGCCGGCACAGGAATGCTTGGAACCATTCTCGGCTATGCAGTCGGTAACGGCATCGCAGCGAAACAAGGGAAACCAGTCTCACCGATTATTGGAGCGAAGAAATGAGACCATACACAGGAACCACGGACGGCGCAGCTCGAGGGAAACGTCCAGGCCTCGAGGCGCTCGTTGCAGCTATCCAAGAGAAATCGGGCGGCCATCTCTGGAATAACGGCACCTACGGAATTCGCTCGAAACGTGGCAAGAGCTCTCTAAGTGTTCACGCCACCGGCAGAGCTACCGATATCTCACGCCGTAAATATGGCAAACATCCAGGAACTAGCCGCCAGAACCTCGAGAAAGTCATCGACTGGCTCGTCGAGCACGCCGAGGACATCGGCCTCGAGTATCTGGCAGACTACGCCTACGGCAACGGAGGCCGAGGCTGGCGCTGTGACCGTGACGACTGGCAGATCTACCGTCCAGGCCTCATTACCGGCGGCGGCTCTCCCGCTTCGGACTGGATACATATCGAGATCGACCCAAGCCATGCAGACTCGGTCGACTGGGTCGATACCGTCATAGCATCATTCCCGCTCAGCTCTACAGCTCCCGCACCTTCACCAGCAGAAGACAGCTCCTATCCAGGCAGCTCAACAAAGCGAGGCTCGAGAGCTACAGCCCGAATCCGACAAATCCAGCAGAAACTCGTCGACAACGGCGCCCGCAATAGCCGGAACACCGGTCCACTCGTCGTAGATGGCGACTTCGGAGCAGCCACGGACGCAGCTGTCCGCAAATTCCAGAACGACAACGGCCTCGAGGTCGACGGCATCGTCGGACCCGCTACCTGGGCGGCGCTCTTCGGATAACCGCATCTCGTCACACTCTTCCGCTACTGTTTAATTGTCGACCTAGTCGGCAACCCCAACAGCCCCAACATAGGAGGAGCGACATGCTCTATCTAGCAGATATCGCCGTCACAAGACGGTCCACCGGATACAACCCAAGATTTGTATGGGAACCGACTCGAGGAATGACGCCGACAGACATGGCGACACTCCGCAACCGCTACCGAGCTCTTCGCAGAGCTGGAATCCAAAGGATGTACGCCCGATGGATAATCTGGGACCTCGTCGACGTTGGCACTCGAGCAAAGCGAGACAACGAAGGGCTGCTGCGATGAAACTCATCGGACTCAGTATCTTCCTCGTCTGCAGCTGGATACTGACACTCTTACCGTCCGACTATGAGCTCGACCAAGAAATGAGAGCTCTATCGCTAAGTGTCACAGGCTCCAGCTACACTACGTCCACAACTACTACCACTCTCGTAACTATCCAACCAACGAGAACAACAGTCCAAACCCAGACGCCGGTAGTAGTCGCACAGAATCCGGAACCCGTACCGAGCCAAGATTCAGCTACCACGGCGCCTACCTCTATGGGCGTCCGGTGCGGGGACTGGACCTCTGTAGCTGTGAAGGCTGGATGGCCAGAGGAGCGTCTCGAGCTGCTCCTCAACGATATCATCTGGGACGAGTCACGCTGCCAGCCCAACGCCACTAACGGCTCTGATCACGGCCTCCTACAAATCAACTGGAGCACCTGGTCCGACTATGTTGAGAGCTTTGGCTTCACTCGAGACGACCTTTACATCCCCGAGATAAATCTCTGGATAGGCGCACAGATCGCCGCCAAAGCCACAGAGGCCGGCTGGCGCTGGTGTCAACCGTGGGACTCAAGCCAGGTACGGACATGCGGACAGTAACGCTAGAGCCTTACGAGTTCGAGCGAGCCCGCCTAGTAGGCCTCGAACGAGCGCACCGCTTCGGAACTAACGGCCACCGCCAAGACTACGAGGACGCCTGGTCTGTCAGACCGGACACACTTGACGACAAAGAGACCGCCAATATCAACGGCGCCCTGGTCGAGATCGCAGCTGCAAAGCTCCTCGGACTCTACTGGCACGGCCACGGAGGCATCCTCGACCGAAACAAGCGCTACCGGTTCGACGCAGACGTCGGAGACTGGCTCGAATGCAAGCACGTCATCTCCACCGACGCCGGCCCACCTATCCATCAGAAAGACGTAGACGACGCTTTGTACCGGAAGCAGCACAACGGGCCACCGCTCTACGTGATGGCCGGCCATGTCAGAGGCGCCCAAGTCGACCTCTACGGTATGGCACCGGTCCTCGACTACTGGCAGAACCCTTGTCCAGATTGTCGACGTCATGCCACCTATCTCCGAATCTGTCAGAAACACCTCGAACTACCCGAAAGGACCCCAACATGAACCTCGACGCCCATGCTCGAGCTGCCACACTGCAGCTCATCCGCCTCTATGACCGGCACAAAGTCGACCACGTACTGCAGGGATACGCCGACGAAGTCGACTGCGTATTCTGCTCAATGGAGGAATCCATCTCAAAGCTCAGAGACCCGCACGCCAGAAGTCTTCTGTGGGACCATTACATCGGATTCACTGGAGCGCTGCAGAAATGAATCTCGACGGCTACGTCCCAGTAGACGCCCGCCTCAGAATGGCGCTACAGAAATACCCGGACCTGAAAGTCCAGGAGGAAGGGTGGAAGCACGTGCAGATCGCCGGCCAAGATTTCCTCGAGTGTGTCGTCTGGGTATTCACGACACCGGATGACCCTCGCCCTACACGAGGCAGCGTCCTGGAGCCGTTCCCTGGTAAGACCGGGTTCACGAGGGACAGCGAGCTTATGGTCGGCATGACATCGGCGCTAGGGAGAGCCCTGGGCTACCTCGGGCTAGGTATTGAGCGAGGTATCGCCTCGGTGGACGAGATCATGGCACGCACAACAGACCCAGACCTCGAAGTCATCCGTACAGATCACAGGAAACGAGCACAAGTAGGCTCTAGAGCGAAACCAGCTGCGGAACGTGACGAGGCTATGGACAGGCTCGTCGAGGAACCGGTACAGCCTGGAGGACGCCGGCAGACACCTACTGAGAAGATGATGAGCTTCCTCGAGCGTCTCAACATCGAGCGAGGGAACCCGCTGGACGGCCCAGAGATAGCACGCTGCGCAGGAGACTTTGACCGCTGCCGAGAGAAGATTGACGAGCTCCAACTACTGCCAAAGATGTAGTTGCATATGCAAATGACCCTCGAACCTTGACATGAACCCCGCACCACGATTAGGTTTCCCAGCCTCACTAGACTCACACAACTTACGTAACAGACACTCGGGCGACTTACCCTCCGGAAAGACCCACGAACTAGTTACGGAAAGAGACACGCCGAGCCCAACGGGCGAAGGCGTAACCCTATGCCGCAGCTGCAACGGAACCGGCAGAGACAAAGAAACCCTCGACACCTGCTGGAAATGCAACGGCGACGGAATCGAACCCACAAAGCGAACCCACGCCTACCGGCTACAACGGAGGCGAACATGAGCAAGCGCTACACAAGGAACGACTCCCAATACATACGGAACCGGAAACAACTCCTAGCAACATCGCCGGCCTGCCACTACTGCAACCAGCCAGCCAACACCGTCGACCACGTCATCGAGCTCGACCGCTGGAACACAGAGAACCTCCCAGGCTCACCACACACACTCGACAACATGGTCCCAGCCTGCCGCAGCTGCAACAGCCGACGAGGCGCCCAATACGGCAACGCCAAACGAGGAGCAGCTACCAAAGCGAGAAACGCCGGCATGGCACAAAGCGCCAAACAAAGAGCCAAATACAGACCGCCGGCCAACACACCAACCCAGACCACCGACACCCCTCCTCGAGGCATTCTTGGAGTGGCACCTCAACAC